CTGGGTCGGGGCCAGACGTCCTACCTATAGACGACCGCGAAGCGATGAGGTAACATTATACATTTTAAAGAGGTATTGAACCTCGGCCTCATCGCTGCGCGGATAAGTTAACTAAGTATAGGATCTCTGATTACGTGTCTACAAGTGTAACGTCACCCCAAGTTTGCTATCTACTACCAACGAGATCTTTTTTCGCTACCAGCAGATGGCGTTCTTACTTAAGTTCACCGTCATTGACTCTCTACGTTAGAACCTTGTCTTAGCATTGACTTGGCTTACTACTACTAACTATTGTATTTATAAGGCGAGGAGTAGTATCTCCGAACTACTACTCCTCTTTTTTCTCTTCTTTTTTACGAGAAGAAATTTGGTAGAAGTGGGTGGATTCGAACCACCTCAAAGGCGCTAATCTGGCGCAAAGAGCTTATAAGACTCCTCTGACTACCAAGTCTCACTTCCATTATTTGTTTTTTAAAGTTTTAAGTCTATCTTTGATCCAGTTTACAACCGTTACCCATTCTTCATCTTGATATGTAATATCTACTGTTTCAAGATTACTCAGCGCTATCATGAGACCGTGTTGTTCAGAATAGTCTAGACTGGATTTAGCCATTAAAACCTCTAAAATTGGTGTCCCCGGTCGGACTCGAACCGACACTACGCAGATTTTAAGTCTGCTGACTCTACCTATTGGCCTACGAGGACGATATTGGCGGTCCCTGAAGGATTCGAACCCTCGACCCACTGCTTAGAAGGCAGTTGCTCTATCCAACTGAGCTAAGGAACCATTAATTCCTATATATCACAACCTGTTGTAATTGTCAATACCATATTGTGCTACACGAGCAGGAATAGTAGAGACTTGATACCAGACAGTCCAGAAAATGATGTTCATGATTGCGATCTCGATCATTTTACGAACTCCAGTGTGTGACGCTTTCCGTCTACAGTGAATGTGATAGTTGAGTAGCTATATTTACGAACGCTACTATCTTGATAGACAACTTCTTCAAAGCACTGACGCTCAGTACGGTATCCTACGATTTCTTCAGTAGTCTTATTAGCTGCTCGATTAGCGCCAACGATAGCACCAAGAACAGTCATAGCATCTTGACCACTGCCACTTCCAAACTGATTACCAATAGCACCACCGATCAGTGCGCCGGCGAGAACATCACCATCAGAACCACGGCTATTGCGGGTTCCATATATAGGTACATCCACGTCACGGCATTCGTTAACGCGTACTGGATTTGATACTGTTTCCTTAACATAGACATCCTCAATAGTTGCTTTCACACGGTCATTGGCGTGTGCTTGTGTTGCGAGTAGCAGTACAGTTGTTGCAGCTAAGATTTTCATTAGTTTAACCTATTTTCCCAGAAGGCTTTTACGACTTGTTCTCGAGATACGAATGTTTGTAGCCAATTATCTTGAGTCATCAACCAGTCAACAATTTCTTCATCGATATCTGATTCCATATCACTACAGACAGACTGAGGATTGAGACGATTGATTTCTTCTTGGACTAGAGCATCCATGTTTGTTCCTTTACTCTATTTATATTAAGATACTAAACCATCTCGATCAGAATGTCAACATATTTTTTCACTAGTTCATCAGATTTTTTGTTGGCTTCTTCTTCCCACCAGACACTCTTGTAGTCATAGCCTTTCATTTCAATAAGATTTCCTAGATCTTGAAGCATGTATTGTTTGACGTGAACAATCTCGTGAGCTATGGTCTTATAGATCTCAGTGATGTTTCTGTCGCTGGTAGATACGACAATAGAATAGATTCCTTTATCAGCATCTACGTCTAAACAATAACCGAGTAACCCATCAGCGAGTTCATCGTATGCATCAATATACAGGACACTAGGTTTGATGTCAAGCGCATGGCAACAGAACGATGCAAAGTCGACAGTCAACCTTTCATCTAGATTCTTAACTTCTACTTTCATTTCTTGTTCTTCATTTTTGTTTTACGCTTGCCTGATCCGATCTTACGACGACCTTTTGGTGGGCGATTTTTTCTTGGGTGTGGCATGTTTTATCCTTTTATTTGAAATTTAGATCATCAACGAATTGCTCTTTAGGTGTAGTCGACATCCAATATTCGAGTCGACTTTTGCATTCATTGATTTCTTGTTCAAGTTGTTTAACCATCTCATCGGTCAAGCTAAGAATATTGATTCGAAGCAGACGATCAATGTCGTTGTCATTAAGAGCTTCAGTGTTGCTATAGATTTGTTTTGCAACATCATCTTTCTTTTTGTTTTTGAACTCGATCTTGTTGTTAAGCACAGATTGAATAAACTGCATCTTTACTTTCAACCAACGAGCAAGCTCATTTTCTTCTTGAGTACGAATATCAATTCGCTTTTGAAGAATGCTAAGACGATAATCACAGAAGTCCTTAACAAGAACACGTTCATCAGTGTATTCGCGAAGCTTACCATCAAAACCGATCACTGTTAGGTTTTCAGTAAGTGGCTTACTCAACTTAAACTTTGAGATGATCTTATCATCATCCCAATTAGATGAGGTGTTCTGTTTCAGCTTAACTTCAAAACGAAAGCCAGTTTTATCACACTGATCTTCGTAAGATACAATATCACCTTTTTCTTCTAGATCGTCTAGAACGCTTACATAAGACTCACGATCAAACCCATAAGGAACTTCAGTGATAAGAATAACAGTCTTGCTCTTCTTTTCGAATTTACCGAAGACAACAAACCTGTTCTCAGCTTCATTGAAAGAAACGGTTCCATCAAACTCAGGAAAAGTTACTGGAATTCTCTTCGCAATGGTACCCTTTTGCAAGTATTCCTTGCATGCACGAGAGAGATCGTTTGAACTACGAGGAAGAATATTCGTAGCAAATCCAGTAGCAATACCCTTTGTTCCATTCGCAAGGACCAAAGGAATCACTGGAATATAGAATGCTGGTGGTTCGTGTTCAGGATCGTCATGAGCTGGTGCTAGATCAACATCCTTGATATACTTCTCAAAGTTCTTATGAACTCGAGTGTAAACATAACGAGGTGCACCGGCTTCTTGTACAAGGCGAGTACCAAATGACCCACGACCTTCTACGAGACAAATGTTGTTGTTCCATGTAGCAGCCATAAGCTGACCAGCACCAGCAGCACTACCTTCTCCGTGGTTGTATCCATAATCAGAAATGATACCGGCTACAGCAGAAACTTTCTTGAATTCTGTTTTTGAATTCAGAAGAGAAGAATAAAGATAGAATCGTTGAACTGGCTTGAGGCCATCGATCATATTAGGAATAGCTCGAGCCTCTACGGTGTACATAGCAAAGGACAACCATTCGTTCTTTGCAACCTTAGAGATCGGGTATTCGTTTGTGTCAGACTCGTCAGACATGAATTCGGTTAAGCTCATCTCAATTCCTCATTTATATGTACATTATATCATATGATAATGAATTTGTCAACTGGTTTGTTCTAGCATTTTTAATTTGTTTTCGAGCTTTTCAATGTAGTCAGCAATTTTCCAATCAATAGAATCCATGCATTTAAACTTATGTTCTTCTCCAGCACGGTTGCGCAGGAATTGAACCATTGGACTTGGGTTCAACATTGGTTTCAGTTCAGCGTAAACTTTATCTACCACATCATGTTCGTTCTCTTCTTCTTCGAACCCATGTGTGTTGATTGTAGTTGTCATCTTTTTTGTTCCTGTTTTTTTCTAATATTACAATAGTCGACAGTCCAAGCAGAATACACAAATCCTGCTAGTAGACCGTTTAAAATGTTTATCCAAAAGTTATCACCAGTTAAACCGGCTACACTAAAAGCAACTATCAAGTCTGCTGCTATGACAGCAACAACCCAGTCATACCAACGTATCATGCGAACATATACTCCTTACGAGGTTGGCTGTCTTTACCAAACATCATTTCAAAGATCTTAGCATCGTCAACAGTTACAGTGTCGTACACTGGCTGGTTAATAATACGATCATATTCTTCTTCGGTCAACGAACCCAAGCCCTTAATGTAACGGTGCTTCCAACCGTTTTCATTCTTTTTAAATTCGTTTGCTTCTTCGTAGGAATAGAACCATTTAGTTTCTTTACCCTTAGTAGAGATCATAATGGGAGTACGAGTAATCTTTACACGCTTTTCCTTGAACAGTCGAGGCCAGTACTTGTAAAAGAAAGCCAGAAGCAAAGGACTGATGTGGCCAATACCATCGTGGTCTGCGTCAGTAAGCGTAGCGATGTTTTGGTATGTCATATCGTCGACACTATTTGGATTTGTAATATCCAATCCAAGAACAGCAACGAGTTCACTGAGCTCTTTATTCTTGAGTACCTCAGAAGGCTTCATATCCCAAGTGTTCATGATAACACCACGAAGAGGATAAGCTCCAACTTTATTTGGATCACGAACTTTCAAAAGAAAGCCCATAGCCGAATCACCTTCTACAATCTTCAGTGTAGCACCATCTGAGTTTGCAGAAATATGTTTAGCTACTTTTACTTTACGAAGACCCTTTTGTGCAAGGGTTGCTGCACGCTTTTCAGCTGCTAGCTTCTTAGCAAGTTGAGCTTCGATAATAGGATCGATGATTTCATTAGACGCAAAAACTTTCTTAGCAATCGAAAGAATATCTTTTACACCAGATGCCTCATAGTGCTCTTTCACATTACCCATAGGGTTAGTAAGACGCTCTTTGGTTTGGCTATCAAACTTAGGATTCATAAAATTACGAGCAAACAAAACAAAAGTGATTCCACCTTTGATTGTCGACTTTGCAACTTCAATCTTATGACGACGTTTAATAAGAGTAGCCAGCTCATCAATTACACCGTTGACGATGTAGTCGACATATGTCCCGCCTTGACGAGTATTAACACCGTTTACAAAACTGTTAGAACGGAAACCATCTTCAGAAGGTGCAAAGAAAAAAGAAACATTTTCAGATTTTTCAATAACACAGGTATCACTGAAAAGAGCAGAATATTTTTTTAGATCATTTACTTTGATTCTCTTTTTGTTAAACGAGAAATCAATTTCTGGAAAGGCCATCTGAAGACCGACGAGACGATCTTCAACGAGCGAGATAGTATCGAGGTTGTTGAGGTTCTCGACTTCAAATAGCGAGAAATCTGGAATAAAAGAAACTTCAGTACCAGATCCAACATCACATTCTTTAATACTAACACTAATATTTTCACCGCCATCTGAACACTTAACCTCTACTCGCTTTCCATCTCGCCAGGTTTTACCAACGAAACGAGTCGAGAGAAAGTTAGTAGCAGCTGAGCCAACACCGTTAGTACCAATGGTAACTCGATTATCATCAAAGCTCGTACCGGCATTTACTTTTGTCCAAGCAGCAACAGGACGAAGAATTTTCTCTTTGCTCGTCTCGTCGTAGATCTCGTCTTGAGGAATGCCACGACCGTTATCTGTAACGACGATTGAATTATCAATTCGAATTGAAACATCAATCTTATTAGCGTATTCAAATTTTGTACGAATAGCTTCGTCGATCGAGTTATCAAGAATTTCGTCAATCATCTTAGAAAGAGCAGGAACATACTTAGCCGTCTTCCATTGACCCATAACAAAACGTTCGATTTCTTCTTTTGAACTCGAACCCATGTACATGCCGATGCGCTCGCGAACGTGCTGGCGAGCTGTCAAAATTCTAAAATTGTCAGACACTAGGTCACTCCATTAATTGCAGTTTATTTATAGAAACCGCATAGGCTTCTATTCAGATAAATATTATCATAGCTTCCACGTATTGTCAACAGGAATTTTTCATATGATTACAAACTACTTGTCGCCGGTATCCTTTACAGTGACCGTAGAGAGACTACCGAACGTAGAATTTTTTACACAAAAGGCTACCATACCAGGCTTGACCATGACTCCAACAGTACAGGCTTCGCCTCTCAAGACCTTATATAATACACCAGATAGACTCGAGTACGGGGAATTTGAACTAAGCTTCATAGTCGACGAAAGCATGGAGAACTACTTCGAGATTCTTTCATGGATGGAAGGTATGGGCCCACCCGAGTCGTCTACTCAGTTTGATAACTTGAAAAAAAGCAAGTATGGTCTATCGTCAGACATCACGTTATTAGTTCAAAACAGTAATCGTAGGCCAAACATAAAATTTACTTTCAAGGATTGCTTTCCTATCAGCCTAGCTCCGATTTCTCTCGATGTTACTCAACAGGATGTATTTTATCCAGAATGTAACGTCATCTTCAGACACAACGGATTTAAGTTCGAAAAATTTAGTTGACATTTTTGAGAACTAGTATATAATCATAATAGGAGAGATGTAACTTTTGAAAAGGCATTGTCATGAGTACTGAAGACATAAGTGAGATTTGGGCGCAAGATTCTCGTTTAGATGAGACTAACCTATTGCAAGAATCAAAAAGAATTCCAGAGCTTCATAGTAAGTATTACAATATGTATATCAAAGAAGCGCTGAAAGTTAGAAAGCTGAAAGCAGATTATAAAGAACTTGAACACGCGAAGACTGAGTATTACAATGGTAATATGGATGAAGAAGAACTACGTGAGCGTGGTTGGAAACCGTTTCGCCTCAAAGTTATCCGTCAGGATCTAGATAAATATATTCAGGCAGACAAAGATATTATTAATCTAAGTCTCAAAATCGATCTTTATTCGGCTCGAGCAGATTATCTCGAGGACATTATCAAAACAATTCATTCAAGAAATTTTATCATTAAAAATATGATTGATATCATGAAATTCCAGCATGGAGTAAGCTAATATTATGACTGATGTGGTGCACGTAGAACAGATGAATGCTGTATATCTTAAGGTTACAGCAGACCCTGGCGTGCGTCAAGAGATCTCAAACTATTTCTCATTTAAGCCTGCTGGTTATCAGTTTACTCCTGCTTATAAAAATAAAGTATGGGATGGTGTAATACGTCTATACAATCCTATGAAACCGCTTCTTTATGTTGGTTTGTTTTCTCGTCTCAAACAGTTTTGTGAAAGTCTTGGTTATATTGTAGAAGCACCAGATCACTTAACTTTTGGAGAGGATATTCCAGATGATTACGGTTATAAACTCGCTAAAGAAATTCATTGCAAATTTGAACCAAGAGATTACCAAAACCAATACATTGTTGACGCAATTAGGGATTCACGATCACTGTCACTGTCTCCTACATCTTCTGGCAAATCGTTAATCATCTATTTAATCCAGCAACATTATTATAAAACTTATAAGCATCGTACTCTTGTTATCGTTCCAACAATTGGTCTAGTGCATCAGATGGCTGGTGACTTTGTAGACTACGGTTGCGATAAAGATATTATTTACAAGATTCAAGGTGGTGTAGATAAGAATACAGATCATCCGATTGTTATCAGCACTTGGCAGTCTCTTATTAAACTTCCAAAAGAATGGTTCGAACAATTTAAAGTTGTTCTCGGTGACGAGGCTCATTTGTTTCAAGCTAAGTCTCTTCAGAAAATTATGGAAGGCCTAGATGAATGCTACTATAGACATGGCTTCACTGGTACTTTGAAATCAGAAGAAAGCAAGACACATCGTCTTGTTCTCGAAGGTTGCTTTGGCTCTGTTCGTAAGCATGTGTCGACTAAAGATCTTATGGATGCTGGTACTGTTGCTGATTTTAATGTGAAAGCAATCGTTCTGTCTTATAATCAAGATGCACGTAAGAACTTTAAAGCTGCGTTGAGTCAAGTAAAGCAAACAAGTAAAAAGTATCCAGCTGAACGAGAGTTTATTGTAAACAACCATAAAAGAAATATTTTTATTCGTAATCTTCTATGGTCTCTCGAAGGACAAAATAATCTGGTTCTTTTTGATCTTGTTGAGAAACATGGTAAGATCTTAGAACCCTTGCTTCGCAAGGACGGTCGTCAACTCCATTTCATTTATGGTGGAACTGACGGCAATGAGCGTGAACGCATTCGTCATATGATTGAGAATGATCCGATCAAGCAACATGATATTCTTGCTTCCTTTGGTGTTTTCTCGACTGGTGTAAACTTGAAGAGACTTGATAACGTGATCTTTGCTTCTGGTTCTAAGTCTGAAGTCAAAGTGCTACAGTCTATTGGTCGTGCTCTTCGTAAAGGAAATGGATCTGATAAAGCTACGCTCTACGATATCGCTGACGATCTATCGATCGGTTCTTACGAGAACTACACTCTTCAACACTTCCGTAAACGTATCGAAATCTATGGTCAAGAGCAGTTTACATACAAAATCTATACAGTAGATATGTAGATTAATTTATAGAGCCATAAGGCTATTATACATAGCCCAGAAAGATTGTCAACTAGTTTTTTCAGATTTTTTAAATTATTTTTGTATTGATGTGTCAACACCATATAAATAAATATGTACATTTAATTGTTTACATAAAAGGAAATATGGGATATGATTATTAAACCTGGACAAACGAAGATAATATATGTAGGAAAAAAGAATGGAGAAATCAGATATGTAGGACGAGGCTACATATCAAGAGCAATAGGTCTTATGGAAGGTAATCACCACATAATAGACGAATTTGACGAGATTGAAGTACTTGGGCCTATGTCTCACGAAGAGTCAGTTGCTTTAGAAAAGAAAATGATTCTAGAACACTGTCCGCCTCTAAACAATATCCACAATAGGGAAAAGCATCCATTACATGGATACGTTCCAACAGGAATTCCTAGAGGTAGGCCAAAAGGCCCTGATGAAAAAAGCCAACTCATTATTGATGAACTGTTAGATAGCGGATTGTCTCAAGCTGCCATTGCGCGCAAGTATGGCATATCAAGACAAGCTGTAAATAATGTGAAGCAAAGATACATCAACAGTTGACAATACCATAGAACTATGTTACTATCTAATTAACTATAATAACAAGGAGGCTTCGGCTCATCATGGCAAAGCGTACTACTCGAAATTACGTAAACAACAAAGACCTGCTTGAAGCACTTATAGAATACAAAAAACAATGTAAAGAAGCCGAAGAGTCTGGTGATGAGCTTCCTCGTGTACCAGATTACATTGGCATGTGTATTTTTCAAATTGCTACAAGATTGGCCACGAAACCTAATTTTTCTGGTTACTCGTACAAAGAAGATATGATTTCAGATGGAATCGAAAACTGTCTCCTCTACATTAATAACTTTAATGCAGAAAAATCTCAAAATCCTTTTGCATATTTTACACAGATCATCTGGTATGCATTCTTACGTAGAATTCAAAAGGAAAAGAAACAGATGTACATTCGCTTCAAGTCTTCACAGAGCATGATTGCTGCAGGTGAAACTTATTCTGGTGAAGATATTAGTATTCATCTCAATACAGCTGCAGACTATATGAATGATTTTATTACAGACTTTGAAGACAAATTGACCAGAGACAAAGAAAAGAAAAAATGAAAATAGCTATTATAACAGACATGCACATTGGAGTTCGTGGCGACTCTAAAATTTTTGCTGATCATCAAGAAAGATTTTTTAAAGAAATCTTCTTTCCATATCTAGATGAACATGGGATCAAAACTGTTTTAGATCTTGGCGATACGTTTGATCGTCGCAAGTTTGTTAATTTCGTTACTCTCAAGAGAAGCAAAGATTTTTTCTTCAATCAGCTTTGGAGTAGAAACATAGAATACCACGTTGTAGTAGGTAATCACTCAGTGTATTACACTAATACGAATGAAGTCAATTCTATGGATTTGCTTCTCGGAGAGTACAGCAATTTTCATATCTATGAACAAGAACCGAAAGATTTGACATTTGGTTCAACACGTGTTACTATGGTACCGTGGATTACAAAAGACAACGCTGAAGTTTGTTATAACGCTATCAAAGAGTCATCAGCGCATATCCTTATGGGTCATTTCGAGATTAAAGGTTTCGAGATGATGAAAGGTCAATTGTGCGATCATGGTATGGATTTAAATGTATTCAAAGACTTTGAACAAGTATACTCTGGTCATTTCCACCATCCATCGAGCTATGGCAATATCAAGTACTTAGGTGCACCATATGAAATGACTTGGTCTGATTACAATGGTAAGCGTGGCTTCCACATCCTTGATACAGAAACACGTGAACTCGAATGGATCGAGAATCCTCTTAAAATCTTCCACAAGATAGAATATGATGACGCTGATATGTCCATCGATGATATCGCAAATCTTAATACAGAAAATATTAAAGATGCTTATATCAAAGTCATTGTAAAGAATAGAAATAATCCTTACATTCATGATCTATTCATCAGTAAACTTACCGACGGTGGTGCTGCCGATGTTAAATCAATTGAAGATACTTTAAATATAGAGAATGAAGGTGTCGACGATATTCTTGATGAGACACAGGATACTAAAGACATCCTTCACTCATTTATCGATTCCTTAGAAACAAACATCAACAAATCAAACATTAAAAAATTGATTGATGAATTATATATTGAGGCTCAGAACGTTTCATGAAAATAACATTTAAAAAACTTCGATACAAAAATATTCTTTCTACCGGCAACGTATTCACAGAAATAGATCTAAACAAAAGCAATACAACACTCATAAGCGGTGGTAATGGCAGCGGCAAATCTACAGTGCTGGATGCCATCGTTTTTGCTTTGTATGGTAAGCCGTTTAGAAAAATCAATAAGCCGCAGCTTATCAACTCTATCAATCAGAAAGATATGATTGTAGAGATTGAATTCAATATTGGTTCTAATCATTTTATGGTTCGTCGTGGTATTAAACCCGGTATCTTTGAAATCTTTAAGAATGGTTCTCTTGTTGACCAAGAGTCTGCTACTCGTGATTATCAATTATATCTAGAACAAAACATTTTGAATCTTAATTACAAATCTTTTAATCAAATCGTTATTCTAGGAAGCGCTACATATGTTCCTTTCATGGAACTACCAGCTCAAGCTCGTCGAGAAATCATCGAGGATCTTCTTGATATTCAAGTCTTTAGTACTATGAATACACTTCTCAAGGAAAAGATTTCTACGAACAAAGGTTCTATTACTGAGAACTCTTATCAAAAAGATCTAGCCGAATCTAAACTTGAATCAGCTAAAGAGCATAACGAGTCTATTCGTAAAATTCGTGAAGACGAAGTGAATAAGATTAAAGAAAAGATGAGTGAACACATCACCAAGATTGAAGGTGAACAGGTTGCTATTAGCCAAACACAAGACACAATTGAAGAGCTCATCAAGACGATCGAAGATAAAACAACTGTAAAATCTAAACATGAGAAAGCAAAAACTCTTGTTATGGAATTGCAAACAACTCTTAATAGTCATATGAAAGAACTTGCTTTCTATCATGATAACGATAGTTGCCCTACCTGTAAGCAAGGTATCGCCCACGACTTTAAAGAGAATGTTGTTACCTTAAAAGGTAAAAAGATTGATGAACTTGAGAATGGTCTTACAGATTTATCTAATAAGGTAAAAGAGTACAGCAATCGTATCGACGAGATTTCAAAAGTAGAAGACGAGATCAATGCGTTGAACCTGAAGATTGGTGACCATAGAGCAACTATTAAGGTCTCAAAGGGTGCTCTGCTTTCATTTAAGAATGAACTGACACGGGCTGAAGAAGAAGTAGAAGCTATTGATACCTCGAAGCTTAAAGAACTGGAAAAGCAACTCAAGCTTATCGAGAAAGATCAGACAGAACTCTACAACCACAAAGAAGTTTTGAATGTCGTAGCTACGATGTTAAAAGATGGTGGTATCAAAACAAAAATCATTCGTCAATATATTCCTGTGATGAATAAACTTATCAATAAGTATCTTGCCGCGTTTGATTTGTTTGTTGACTTCCATATTGATGAGAACTTTAACGAGGTGATTAAGTCTCGTTTCCGTGATACGTTCTCGTATTCTTCGTTCTCAGAAGGTGAAAAGCTTCGTATTACTCTTTCTATCATGTTAGCTTGGCGTACAGTTGCTAAGCTGCGTAACTCTGTATCAACAAATCTTCTTGTACTTGACGAGACACTTGATGGTGCTATGGATAGCGTTGGTGTTGAGAACTTGATCGATACACTCCACAATTTGAATTCAGATGATAACATCTTCGTCATTAGTCATCGTGGAGATCAATTTGGTGATAAGTTTGAAAATCATCTTAAATTCCAGAAGGTAAAGAATTTTAGCGAACTAGCAGCATGAGGTGCTTATGCGACACACAGTAGAAGATCTTATACTTAAAATAAATGCCATGAAAGATAAAGCTGTTCTTCTTCATCGAGAACGCAATAGATACAGTGAAATTTCCGGTGAAGAGTACGACAAAATTCACTGTAACCATCTTCTTGATCAAATCCAACAGATGGCCTTAGAGATCGCTATGGATCGCGAAGGTAACGAGATCAAGACAGAAATGGATGAATGGAAAAAATAACTGTTTACAAGTTGATCGTTGTGTGTTATAGTTTGTCTTATATGAAACGTAAGGATTGTCATGTCTAATTTTTATACTAATGTTGAACGTTATGGTAACAGTATCCTATGGCGTGGTTACGAGAATGGCCGTAGGTTCGAACGTAAGGTTCAGTATTCTCCTACTCTCTTCGTGACTTCAAGTGACAAAACTAAAGATACAGGATACAAAACTCTTGTAGGCGGTCTGCCTCTCATCCCGATGAAGCAAGACACCATGAAAGATGCTAAGGAGTTTACCGAGAAGTACAAAGATGTACATGGTATGACTCTTGCTGGTAGTACGAACTACGTAGCGCAGTTTATTCAAGAACATTATCCAAACAATGTCGAATTCGACGTTTCTCTTATCAACATCGCTTCTTTCGATATCGAAGTTGATATCAGCGATGGGTATGCTAACATCAACGAAGCAGATAAAGAAATTACTTCTATCGCTTACAAATCTTCTAAGTCCGACACATATCACCTGCTCGGTCGTAAAGACTATGATAAGTCTAAAACCTTGCTCGATATCGATCCGCAACACATTCAGTTTATGAAATTTGATACAGAAGAAGCTTTGCTCCGTCGCTTCAAGCAAATCTGGACAAATGATTATCCTGATATCGTTACAGGCTGGAACGTTGAGTACTTCGATATTCAATATATCGTTACACGTATGAAAGTTCTGTTCGGTGAAGAGTGGATTAAAGATCTATCTCCGTGGCGCACCATTCGTCAGCAATCTCGAGAATTCTTTGGTAAGCAACAGTCAACTTATGAAATCGGTGGTCTGACTGTTATCGATTACATGGATGCTTTCAAAAAGTTTGGATATAAGTATGGTCCTCAAGAGTCTTACAAGCTCGATCATATCGCTAACGTAGTTCTTGGTGAAAAGAAACTCGACTACTCAGAATATGGTTCTCTTACAGAACTTTACGAAAAGAACCCGCAACTTTACCTCGATTATAACCTTAAAGACACTTGGCTTATCCAGCGTTTTGAAGATGAAACCGGATTGCTTTCTCTTGTTATGACTGTTGCTTATGGTGGTGGCGTAAACTTCTCTGATGCGTTTGGCACGGTGGGTATCTGGGAAACAACCCTTTATCGTCGTCTTGTTAAAACTGGTATAGTACCACCAATTAAAGGTGGTCCTGGTGACCGTGCAGGTGAACTCGTCGGCGGCTTCGTTAAGGATCCTCGAGTTGGTATGCATCCTTGGATTGTATCATTTGACTTGAACTCTCTGTATCCTCACTTGATGCTTCAATACAACATGTCGCCAGAAACATATCTGCCAGATCGTCGTGAATACGTAACACAAGAAATGGTGCTGAACGACAAATATGAAAACAAAGACAAGTCAGTTTCTGTATGTGCAAATGGTGTATGCTTTACAAACCAATTTAAAGGTGTAATCCCAGAGATCATTGATGAATATTATGGCAACCGTAAGATTATCAAAAAGAAAATGCTTGAGGTTGAACAAGCCCTCGAAAACGCTACAGACAAATCTGAAAAAGATAGACTGAAGCGAGAAGCAAACCAGCTCCATAACTCTCAGATGGCTATTAAGATTGCTATGAACTCATTGTATGGTGCAACTGCAAACATCTACTTCCTATACTATATTAACGAGATGGCCGAAGCTATTACAACATCGGGTCAGCTCTCGATTCGTTATGCTGAAAAGTCGGTCAATAACTATTTGAATAAAGTCTTAAAGACCGAAGGTAAAGACTACATCATCTATATCGATACCGATTCTATCTACGTGGACATGGCTCCTCTTGTAAAAGCTTCATTCGGTACTGTTGATGTTGATCGTGCTAAAGGTGAAGAATTCCTCGATAAGGTTTGTAAGATGAAGATCGAACAGATTATCGAAGAAGGTTATGTAGAACTTGCTCGTAAGATGGGTGCTTATCGCCAAGCTATGGGTATGAAGCGAGAAAAGATTACAGATAAGTCTGTGTTCATCGCTAAGAAGCGTTACATCATGAATACTCTTAACTCAGAAGGTGTTCATTACGAAACACCTAAGATTTCTGTAACTGGTCTTGAGTCTGTCCGTTCTTCTACACCAGAAGTTTGCCGTGATAAATTGAAAGATGCATTCAAAGTTATTATGACACAAGATGAAACAGCTATTCAGTCATTCATCGAAGACTTCCGCCAAAAATTCTACAAGCTTCCACCAGAAGACATCGGTCGTAACTCTGGCACCGATAACATTGACAAGTATCGTGATCGCAATACTCTATACAAGAGAGGTTGCCCGATGCATGTTCGTGGTGCTATTCTATATAATCATCATCTTAAAGAAAAAGGTCTTGATAAGAAGTTCGTATCGATCACGTCTGGTGACAAGATTAAATTCGTGTATCTCAAAGTTCCAAACCCAATTCGTGAAAACATCATCTCTTTCACTGGTGTTCTTCCAGCTGAATTTGGTTTGAACCAATACGTTGATTACGAAACACAATTCGAAAAAGTATTCCTCAGCCCTCTAGAATCTATCCTCGAAGCTATCGGTTGGTCTGCGGTAAAAGTTAACACACTTGAAGATTTCTTTATCTAAGGAGATATAAATGGACGCCGAAACTAGACTGCAGAGACTTAAATCTATAAAAACTCAACATGAAAAGCAACATGAGATTGTTGAAGCTCTTGAAGCCGAAAACGCACCAGAAGAAGCAATCATTAAAGCTAAAAAACTCAAGTTGAGTATGAAAGATGAGATCGTTGCTATAGAAACTAGTCTTAAATCAGAAGGTGTAAAATGCTGATTGAAAATGATGTTAAACTTGATTATAAAGATGTATTGATTCGCCCAAAGCGTAGTACGCTATCAAGCAGATCTGAAGTAGAGCTTAAACGAGAATTTAGTTTTCGTAATGCAGAAAACGAGTTTTCAGGTATTCCTATCATGGCTGCTAACATGGATGGGGTAGGTACATTCGAGATGGCAGATGCTCTTGCAAAGCAAAGAGTGTTTACTTGTCTTGTTAAAACGTATTCAGAAACAGAACTAGTTTCGTTCTTTGATAACGGCAATGAAGACTACACTCGTACTAACTATGTTGCTATGAGCATTGGAATTGGTCATGAAGACGAAATGAAATTCCGTAATGTATACGAGCAAGCTGGTGCTTATCTCAAATACGTATGTATTGATGTCGCGAATGGATATACAGAACGTTTCGTCGAGTTCATCAAACACTTTCGTATGAACTATCCGTATATCGTAATCATTGCAGGTAACGTTGTGACTGCAGATCAAACACAGGAGCTTATTCTAAATGGAGCAGACATTGTCAAAGTTGGTATCGGCCCTGGTTCTGTATGCACGACTCGAATCCAAACCGGCGTGGGTTATCCGCAGCTATCTGCTGTTATTGAGTGTGCAGATGCTGCTCATGGTCTTGGTGGCCATATCATTGCTGATGGCGGGTGTAGCACTCCTGGTGATGTAGCAAAAGCTTTTGCTGCTGGTGCTGACTTTGTAATGCTTGGTGGTATGCTTGCAGGTCATGATCAAGGTGGTGGAGAGATAATTAACAGAGCTTTCAAAACCGGCGAGATCCATTATGATAATGGTGATGAAGTCATCGAAACAAAAAAGTTTGTTAAGTTCTATGGTATGAGTTCAAAAACCGCAAACGATAAACACTTCAATGGTCTTAAGGATTATCGTTCTTCTGAAGGTCGAACTGTGTTGACAAAATACAAAGGTGATGTTAATATTACTATACAAGATATTCTTGGTGGTGTTCGTTCTACCTGCACTTATGTCGGCGCAAGTACTTTAAAACAACTATCTAAGTGTGCAACATTTATTCGTTGCACTGAGACACATAACCGAGTTTTTGAAAATTCTACTATTGGTAATTAAGGAGATTTACAATGAGTGATTGGGCAAACGACATGTCGATGATGCACCAGAAGTTCGGTGTTCACGAATGGTTTGAAAAGAATAAGAACGACAAAGAACTTATGACTAAGTATTTTACTTTCCGTTTGAACATGTGTCTCGAAGAACTTCTTGAGACAGGTACAGCTGCTGGGTTACTTCTTAAACAGAAAGATGACGGTAATTTTGCTTTTACCGAAACCAACAATGACTCAGATCCTGAAGAGATCGTTGACGGTCTTATCGATCTCTGCGTCTTTGCTATCGGTACTCTTGACGTGTTTGGTGTTGATGCTAACGAAGCATGGGATAAAGTTTACGCTGCAAACATGAACAAGAATGTTGGTGTGAAAGCAGGCCGACCGAATCCGTTTGGTCTTCCAGATCTTATCAAACCAGAAGGCTGGACTGCACCAAGCCACGAAGGTAACCACGGTGATCTAAAATAATTTGAAAAAAGTTTCGTGGAGGGGTTGACATTTCGTTTGGCATGACTTATATAGATAATGTAGGAACGGAAAGGAAACTCCTCCATGATTACCATCTATCAAATTCGCCTCACTGACGAACAAATCCTTGCTGTTAACGCAGGTCGTGAAGTTGAAGCTTTCGATGTTCGCAATCGTATGCAGTTTGGTTTCGATAAGTCTAAGTTCTCTGAAACTTATCTGAAGCACTACTCGAAAGGTTGGATTGTTGACACTGACAATCTCGAAGAAGCTTTTGAAGTAGCAAACGGTATGGGTGATCGTTACAAAGGTACTCGTGTTGGTCGCTCTTACTCTGCCTCTGTCGGCGATATCTTCGTCAACGAAGAAAATGATTGCTTCATCTGCGATACTTTTGGTTTCGTAGCTGTTGGCCACTACAAGATGGAAGCATAAGCCAATGCTTTCAAAGCAAAACTATTTTTCATCTAAAATGAAAATAGTGGTTGACATTTGCGTAGTAAAGTACTATATTAATAATATAGGAAGACAAAGGAACCTACCATGACTCAGAACCAAATCCTTCTCGCTCAAATCGGTCGCAATCTTATGAAAATGAGTGAATCAATGCCTATGAAAGGCTTGACTGATGCTCAGATTGCTCGCACCAATCGTATGAGCTCGTTTGGCGACGCTCTTACTCGCTTCGGTGCTACCTTCGGTCCTCGCAACTTGAAAGAAGTTCTTGAGCTTGGTGGGGTTTCTCTTGAAGAAGCTCAAGAATTCATCCAGATCGGCAAATAAGGATATATGAAAATGAAAACTCTTCTTGGAACTCTCGGTGTCACTTTTGTGATCATCATCTTTTTTCTAGCTTTTCTTTGGCCACTTGCTATCATCTGGGCAGTGAACACTCTCTTTAGTTTTGGTATTGCGTACACTTTCTGGAATTGGCTTGCAGTTCTTGTTCTTACCATCTCGTTTGGTAAAGCAAATGTTTCTGTGAAAAAAGCTGGTTGACACCACTGTCGAATCAGTATAGATTGATAATAGGAAAAGAAAAGGAAATCCTATGACTCGCACTTCTGCTTATCGTTTCACCGTTCGCATGCTCAACGGCAAAGTTCATCCTGAAGATCAAGCCGCTGTTGATGGTCTTCGTACTGTCGTCAAGCTCGGTAACACCGCTTTTCAGACTCAGCAATATGTAAAGCTGCAGGGTCGTGGCCATCGTATGGGTGTTCGCCGTTACAACCAATCTTTGCCTCTTCCTTTGGCCACTTCGGCCGATGTTTATGTGTACAATCGCTAAGTTTTAGCTTATAATACCTACATCACATCAAAGGATACGTAAATGGATATCGCAGTACTTCAAAATCTTGACAAAATGACTCTCTCGGCTGCTCAAGAAGCGGCTGTTACTTTGATCGACGTTCGTAAAACTAAAAAGATTGTTTTGGATCGCTTGCAACGTGACATCTCAAAAGCACCTACTGCTGCTGAGGTATCTCGCATCATGTGGCAGGTCTATATGTCTGGCACCGGTCTTGGTACCGTTGGTTCTGCTTGGAAAAAGCACTATCGGAGCGTGTAAGATGCCACGTAAAGAAACAGTAGATCATGAAGCAGAAATCCGCTCTCTAGTAAAAATGGCTAAAGTGATGTGCTCTGCTATTGAAAACGAACACGACAAAAAAGTAGTCATTGGTCTATTGACTGATGGCATTTTTCAGCGTAAGCACTATCACACTGGTATGGCTTCTCGAGAAGCAAATAAGCTTCCTAAGGGGCAAGCAGCCACTAAAGAACATTTTTATGGCCGCAAAAAGACTGCCGCAGATCTAGTAGAAATGTTGATTCAAAATCCAGCATTAGATAATGAATTTCTGTTTAACTATGTGAAAACCCGTTGTCAAGTTCATTCTGTAACTAAAAAACAAAACATGGCTCTCCGCAACTTTACAAAAGAGAACCCTGAAGCAACGTGGGAAGAAGCATACACTCGTTGTAATGTGTTGCTCGAGAAAAAAATCGATAGGCGTAAAAAAATCGGTTGACATTCGTTTTGATATGTGTTAAAGCTGGTCTCCTAACAACGGAGACCATTATGATTTTCTACACTGACACCGGCTCAAAATCTGACTTCGATCCTGACCTCGTCAACCGTCTTAACCCAAACACTATGTACATCAAACATCTCGAAAACCTATTCATCCTTAAATTCCTCGAACTCAAATCCGACCAATTCGCAGAAAGAGCTCAGGCTAAAAGGGAAATTGAGATTTGCAACAAAAAACTAAAATTTTGGAAATACAAAATTACTAACCAGGAACTCATCGACGAAAAAATGAAACAACTCAAAATACTCTGGAATTCATAAAAAAACTGGTTGACAACCTTTTTGATATGTGTTAGACTAAAACTCTAACAAAGGAGAATGCTATGTCTTTTACCTACACTCCCACCAATCGTTTTTTCGTCACTAACCCCTACAATCCCGAACTCGATCGGGGCCGCACTCCTTTTACCAAACAACAAACCATCGACTTCATCAACTCCATCGATCCCTCCGAACATAACCACTACGGATATATTCTTATCGCTGAATATACTATCGACGGAAAATACCAATACACTGTCCACTCCTTCGCCCATGACATTTGGACTCCTACCGGTAAAATCAAACGCAACTTCGTCAAATATCTCGATCTGACACCTTATATTGAAAACTACATTCCTACCAACCTCTCTGAAACTACATACGAAAACTGGAATTCACAACATGCTTGAAACTCTTATCGAAACACAATATTTCGAATTGGAACTTCCCTTAGAAGCAGGGGAAGTTTCTAACATTTTTCACTATCATCGAAATCAAGAAAAATATTGGAAAATGTCCAATAAGCCTTTGCGAGCCCTTCGTGAAGGCAAAATTGTTGCAGACTTTTCAAAGTGGTCTGATATAGCAAAAGACTCAAAAGTAAAGTATGTCATTGACAAAAACTCTGATAAGTACACTTGGTTTCCAACGTTTATTATGAGCAAGAAAAACTTGTTCAAGCTTTATGACGCTAGATTTGCAAAAACAGATCAAGGAATGATCGCTGTTATTCAAATTAACGAAGAGCCTTCAGCTATTCAAATCGTAACACCTGAAACTCGTGACGATACTACAGCTGTTTCTATGGGTGAAATTGGCGAGGAAGCCGTGGCATCACACTTCAATGCTCAGCGTTCAGAAGACTGGTATGATAGTGAAAAAGACGGTACAATTGGCGATCTTACATATGAAGTAAAGACGTTCCAACTTAACCATAGATATGAGGGATTTTTGATTGAGCAATCACAATGGCAGAAACTCGATGGAGTTGATATGCTTTTCTTTGTTCGTGTACCAGACAAAGAAGAAGATTTAGCAAAAGCTTATCTGATGATTAATCATAAGACCTGTTATCATCATGAATACGTAAAAGATACGAAACTTCGCTGTTATCCGTTGACAAATTGCCTTTATCAGTTTACAATTGACAAAGATAAGTCGAGTAAAATTCTTGCTCTATCAAAAGAAATTTCAACATGGAGAAAATAATGAGCAATCCTGAAAGTGTAAACGTTCTTCAAGAATGTATTGATTTGCAAACCCGCAAGTCTCGTGATTATCAAAATCCAAACTCGTCTGTAAAACAAGCAGACTATTATCCTAATGGTGTTCAAACGATTTATGATGTGATGCATGGTAAGATGCTTCGCATGAAGTCTGTTATGGAAGCGATGCAAAGCAAAGGTTATGATCCGAACTTTGAAAGTCTCGAAGACAGCGCTAAAGATCTAATCAATTACGCAAGCTTCTTTGTTTCATATTGCCGTAATGGTATTCAAGGCCAAGCACCAGGCCGTGATATCTTTAATAAAGAAATTAAAATTGAAGATCGTCCTGCTCTTGGTGATGCCAATGCAAACAGTAAGTGATATTCGTAAGCACTTTATTGAAGAATTGAAAGCCGAACGTTTTACTACAGATAAAACCGGCCAAAAAACTATCGAGATCATCGGTGCAAGCTTCCTTGCCGATGAGTCTTCAATCTTTGGTACTCCTAATAAAGAGTACATCGATAAAGAAATCTCTTGGTACGAGTCTATGTCGACCAACATCTATGATATTAACAAAGAGTCGGGTGCAGATGCCCCGGCTGCTTGGCGTTATGCAGCAGATAAACATGGTAACATCAACTCGAATTATGGTCATCTGATCTTTAGTCCTAAGTATCATTATCAATTCATTCATGCGTTTGATGAACTATGGGCAAACCCAGACAGTCGTCGAGCTCAGATGGTGTATAATCGTCCTGAAATCTGGGTAGAATTCAACGAAGGTGGTAAGTCAGATTTCATCTGTACTAATGCTCAAACCTTTTACATTCGTGATGGCAAACTTCATATGGTGTCACAAATGCGTTCAAATGATGTCGTGTATGGTTACAAGAATGATTATGCTTGGGCTCGATATCTCATGGACAAGTTCATTCATCAATGGAACGAGATGGCTGCTATCTATGCAAAACATGGTGAAATCTCAAGAGGTGATTTGATCTGGCAGGTAATGAACTTGCACGTATACGAACGTCATTTCGACTTGGTGAAATAACATGGATGAAATAGATTTTAATTCAGTAAAACTTACTTCAGACCATAATCTTTTTGGAAAGTATACGATCATCACTCCACCAAAAATGGCTTGGAAATGCGAACTTCATTCTAGTACATATTTTCATGTTTCAGAAGGTAAACAACCAAACGCGTTTCATCGCTTTATGCAAAGATTGTTCTTTGGTGTTAAGTGGTCAAGAGTAGATGACTGATCAAGAACGTTATCATGAATACATACTTCGTCGTACAAAGGAGTCAGATGAATTGAATAATCTAAAAGAATACCCTTATCCCAAGTGGGATTTCCGTTTTCTCAAGCTTGCAAAAGAAATTTCTACTTGGAGCAAAGACCCTTCAAGCAAGATTGGCGCAGTCATTGTAAATGATGAGCGTCGTATTCTTGCTACTGGATATAACGGGTTTCCTCGTGGCATCGCAGACACGCATGAGCGTCTGAACGATCGTGAAGAAAAGTATCCTCGTATTATCCATGCTGAGATGAATGCTCTTATGAATGCCTTGTATAGTGGTGTATCTGTTAAAGGTGCTACATTGTACGTCTATGGTCTTCCAGTTTGTTCTGATTGCACTAAATCTGTTATTCAATCTGGTATTAAACGTATCGTTCTTTCTCCTCCAGAATTGGCTCCAGAAAAGTGGCGTGAAGCTTGGGAAAAGATTTCTGAACCTATGTTTAGAGAAGCTCGAGTAGATATCAGCAAGATCATTTTTGATTAATCATGCAAGATGTTATCGTCGTAGGGATTAATCCCTCGAGTGGCAAACAAAATAAAACGAGTCCATCCATCAAGAAATTAAATTGTTGGATGGACTCGTTTGGTATAGATTACTATTCTTTTACGAATGTGATCCATCAAACTGGTGCGTACAAACAATCTTTTGTTGACAAAAATGCACTTTTATGTTACATTAAAGGTTATAAAAAGGTGATAGCGCTCGGACCGTTCGTGTCAAAAACGCTAAATAGTATCGGTGTTGACCATTACACGATGCCTCATCCTTCTCCTTTAAATCGACAGCTTAACGATAAAGAATATGAAGCGATGAAACTTGAAGAATGCAAAAAATTTATGGAGTCGGTATGAAAAAAATTCTTATTACTGGTATGAACAAACTCCAATGCTCTAAAGATTTCTTTCTAAATCAAGAGCTTAAGGTTGTTCCATCACATTATTCTCTTATTCGTTGCCTCGAGGATATGGGGTATGAGGTAGACCAGAGGCCCGTCAGCCTTGGAGAGGACCTCTCTGGGTACGATGAAGTAATCGTTTATATCCACAGCATCCAAGCATTCTGTCAGTATCTGTGGGCAGGGTTATATGCTGTTTATGCGCGTCCTAACTGTATTATCGCCTTTGATGATTGGCAATTCAATCAGATCTATGGTGCTATTCAGACCTATCAAGAGAAGATGGAAGAAGACGATCCGGGTATTTTCCGTGATTATCTCTTTGATCTTTGGCAAGGTACTGAAGATAAAGAAACAGTCATGAAGTACAAGGACATTTATATCGAAGCTTGCAAGATTATTACAAGCAAGAGCAATCGTCTTCTCGTAAGTGCATTTTCTGGTGGTGATCTTGGTCTTCTGAATCTTGGATGGAATCCAGAAAACGTTTATCAGTACAATCCAAATCCTTATCATTTGAATCGTCGTGCTGATAACTCATATGGCACCGGAGAAGTTAGTCTTGCAAGCTTCTTTGATGACGAGATTGAAAAAGAATTTAAATGGAATTTCGCGTCTCTTGTTCAAGAGAAAACGCGTAAATGGCTCAAAGCGCAGCAACCTGAAAAGTGGAAGTGGGAAATTATTTACTATGGCGCTAAGCGTGGTAAGTATAAGTCGGAGCGTAAAACCGAACCCGAAATGGTAAAGGTCTTCGAGAAGCAGTGGGGATGCCTGATGCCAGGATATTTCCATGCCGGATCGGGATGGTGGCGAGCACGCCCGCTGCAGGTTGCTGACGCTGGGTCTATCATTATTGGTGACAAACCAGAAATGATGGTGTACTATAAAGATGAGGCTCTTGCTGGTCTCAGAGTTCAAGATGTAGAAGCTATGGATCTGTCTCAGCTTAAAGCAACAGCAAAAGCTCAACGTGATGCCATCTATGATATTCATCCTCTAGATAAAAAAGTACAACAAGAAGAATTGAAGAGGATCCTCGAAGCATGAATATTTTAGTTGTTGGAGCTGGTTTATCTGGTGTAACGATTGCTCGTGAGCTTGCAGAAGCAGGTCATATTGTAGATGTGATTGATAAACGCGATCACGTTGCCGGTAATGCTTATGAATACATAAACGAGTATGGTATTCGAGTACACAAATATGGCCCTCATCTGTTCCATACAAGCAATAAAACTGTATTCGATTGGCTGAGTAAATTTACTGAATGGGCAGAACACCGTCATAAGGTAAAAGCTCAGCTTCAGGATGGCCGTTACGTAACTCTACCAGTTAACAAAGAAACTAAAGAAATTGTTGGTGAAGAAAACGTTCTTGATATTTTCTTTAGACCCTACACAAAGAAAATGTGGGGTGTAGAACTCGATGAACTCAATCCAGAGGTTATTAATAGAGTTCCTATCCGTGATGATATGAATGAGTATTACTTTCCTAATGATGAGTATCAAGCTGTTCCTCTTCATAGTTATACAGACATGGTAAATAACATTCTATCGCATATCAACATTACTGTGAAGTTAAACACTTCTTATGATAAAGGTATGAACGCGCATTACGATCACGTATTTAACTCGATGCCAATCGATGAATACTTTGATTTTAAATATGGTCATCTTCCTTATCGCTCAATTAAATTCGAGACAGTAACTCTGCCAATCTCAAGTGCTCTACCAGCTCCGACAGTAAACTTTACTCATGACGGGCCAAACACTCGAGTTACTGAATGGAAAAAAATTGCTGCGCATGGTTCGAATAAATATTACACAACGCTTACTTTTGAAGAGCCTTGCGATTATAAAGATAATAACATGGAACGTTATTATCCAGTCAAAGATCGTGACGGTAAAAATCGTGAGCTTTATGAAAAATATAAAAGTGAACAACCAGAGCACATGACCTTTATCGGCAGATGCGGACTCTACGCATATTTGGATATGCATCAAGCCGTAAGTTCTGCTCTGGCAACAGCGAGAAAGTTTTTATCATGAGCGAATTTACCCATGCAAGTATTGTGCCTTTGATTGGTGGAGAAACTATCGGATCACACAGAGCGTTCGGTGCACCACCAATTCATTTTATGTCATATGAAGCTTTTGCTGCTAATGACAAGCACATCTTAAATTATTACGAAAACAAAATCCCCTACTATGTACTCGATAAAGGAATGTCTCCTCCAGTAAATGAGAAGGCAGATGTTGTTGCATCTGTTTGCCCTTGTGCCGGTCTGTCCATGATGTCGCATGGTTATGGAGACGACAACGAGAATAATAAATGGATGATAGAAACCACAAAGTACATTCTCGGCGATTATAAACCAAAGGTTCTTTGGGGTGAGAATGCTCCAGGTTTTGCCGGTAAGATCGGTAAAAACATTCGTGAAGAACTCAAACAGATTGGCAAAGATAACGGATACACTATGTCTGTTTATCGTACTAAATCTCTTCTTCACGGTGTTCCACAGGTTCGTGAACGTTCTTTCTATTTCTTTTGGAAAGGTACTCAAGTTCCTCTGTTCAATTACTATAATCGTGAGTACACGCCGATCGAAGATCTGATTCGTAATGTAAAATCGAACTATCAGATGGAACCGATTAACCCCAAGAAGCCATCCGAGAATCCATATTACAAGTACATCCTTGAAGAAATTCATGGTGGTCGTACTCATAAAGAACATCATGAGGCTATTCCACTTACATCTGCTCGTGGTGTATGCGCTTTTAGTTATATTGAAAGTATGGGACATAACTATAAGCAAGTTGGTGAATGGATGGCTAAAAACGGCTTTGAGAAAGAAGTCGAAAAGTGTGATTACAAATACAAGAAACTCGAGGCTGGAAATAGCATCATGCGTCGAGGTGTAATTGTACCAAAAGATCGCATTGGTGCTTTCGTAGGCCACTATCCAGTGATGCTTACACACCCCGATGAAGACCGTTTCATTACATACCGAGAAGCAATGTCAATCATGGGCCTTCCAGAAGACTTTGAGTTGGTCGATGCAAGCCCACGTAATGCTAACCATATATGCCAGAATGTACCAGTACAGACGGCCCAGGACATGGCTACAGAGGTTCTAGCGACACTCCGAGGCCAAAGAAATTGGGTTGACACCGATTACATTTTGCAGTATAATACTACACAGAAGCTCGAATACGATGAGCAAAAGAATACGCTAGAGGAATTTTTTGTATGAGAACAGATTTTATTTTAGACTTTGAAACAATCGGGCAATGCTCAAGGCTTGCTCCTGCTATCGATTGTTCTTATACAACATTTGTTTGGGAAAGATTTCTTGAACAACCTTATTCTTTTCAAGAGCTTGTAGACACGATTCAAAAATCAAAATTGTCTATTAAAGATCAAGTTACTAATTATGACTTCTCTTATAAAGAAGAAGATCTGAACTGGTGGATGCAACAAGCGCCTGAAGTAAAGAAGAACATCAAGCCTCTTCCTACCGATCTTACCGTTCCTCAGTTTATTGAGACTATGATTTCTTATCTTCGCAAATCAGAAAAGATCTCTTACTGGTGGAGTCGTTCGAACGGGTTTGATCCTGTAATTTTGGATCATCTTTCGATGTCTGTTCATAAAGATAAGTTTCTAAACGAATACATTCCTTTTTGGAGAGTTCGTGATACTCGTACTTACATCGACGCATCATTCGATTTTAGTACAAAAAATGGATTTGTTCCAATCGCTGATGAAGAATATTGGAATAATAACTTTAAAGCTCATGATAGTGTACACGACGTAGCAGCTGATATTCTACGTCTTCAAACTATTCATAGAGCACAACACGATATGGAGCAAGTTGAGAGATGAAAATTGAAGTATCAATTCAAGATCTACAGAAATACAAAATTTTTGTAGGTACACCAATGTATGGCGGTAACTGCACCGGCATCTATACTAAGTCATGCACAGATTTAGCAATGATAACTGCAGCAAACGGTATCAATCTTCGCTTTTATTATCTATTTAATGAGAGTCTTATTCAAAGAGCTCGTAATTATATCGTAGATGAATTCCTGCGTTCTGACGCCACTCATCTTATGTTTATCGATGCTGATATTGGTTTTAATGCTAAAGATGTTTTGAGTCTTCTTGCCGTGTATCATACAGATCCAGCAAAATACAACGTACTAACTGGACCTTATCCAAAGAAAACTATTGCATGGGAAAAGGTAAAGAAAGCTGCAGATGCCGGCCGCGGAGATGAAAACCCGTTTGATCTTGAGCAGTACAGTGCTGACTTTGTTTTCAACCCTGTTCATAAGCTTGCAAGTTTTAATCTTTCAGAGCCACTTGAAATTGGTGAAGGTGGTACCGGTTTCATGTTGATTCCTCGTGAGACCTTTGAAAGATACAAAGAAGCATATCCTGAACTATCGTATAAACCAGATCATGCCCGCACAGAGAATTTCGACGGTTCTCGTGACATCATGGCTTATTTTGATTGCATAATTGATCCTGAAACAAAAAGATATTTGTCGGAAGATTATTTCTTCTGTAAAAAATCTCGTCAAGCTGGAATGCAAATCTTTATGTGCCCTTGGATGCAACTCAATCATGTTGGTTCTTATATCTTCAAGGGAAACATGGGCGCAATTGGTTCACTCGGTGTGTCTGCTACAGCAGATAAAACGAGTAATAAAAAGAACTATGAGAATAACCAGTTGACAAATAAGAAAAAACGTAGTAATATTAACAGATAAGAACCATAGGAGATCTATATAATGAAATTTTCTGAGCGCACTCTCACTATTCTCAAAAGCTTTTCAAGCATTAACAAATCTATCTTGATGAAAGAAGGTAATGTTCTTAAGACTGTTACCCCTGAAAAAACTCTTATTGCCATCGCAGCGATTCCAGATCAGATCCCAGCTCAAGCTTGCATCTATGATTTGTCTCGCTTTTTGTCAATTTTGAGCCTCTACAAAGACCCCGATGTCGAGTTTCATGATAAATACTTTATGATCAAGGACGGCAAACAGCGCACAAAATATGTGTATGCCGATATCTCTATGATCCATGCAGCCCCTGAAAAAGAAATCAAAATTCCTTCTTCAGACGTTGTAGTAAGTGTATCTTGGAATGATATGCAGTCTGTTATTAAAGCAGCTGGTGTTCTCCAATTTACTGAAGTTGCGTTCGTTGGTGAAGCCGGTAAGATCTATCTGAAAGCCATGAACAGCGCACAAGAAAATTCTGATGACTACGGCGTTGAAATCGGCGAGACATCAGATGAATTTAAGATTATTATCAAAACAGATAATCTTAAGCTCTTGCCTCAGGACTATCAAGTTACTCTTTGCGCAAAGGGTATCTCTGAGTTCAAGGGCAGCGACGTAACTTATTACGTCGGTATTGAAACTAAGTCGACTTATAAAAAAGGATAATTGAAATGAGTGAACAAGAAAAAGTACAGCTTTCGCTGCAAGATATCGCAACAGTAATTCAAATGATCGATATCACTTCTCGCCGTGGTGCGTATGAAGGTCGTGAACTTGCCGGTGTTGGCATGCTTCGCAATAAGTTTGAAATGTTCCTTCAGCAAAATGCACCACAAGGTGAAAAGCCACAAGGTGCTATGCCGGCCGCAGTTCCAGAAGGACCTCTTGCTGACAAGGTTCAAGAATAATTGAAGGGGCGTAAAGCCCCTTCTTACTCCTTATATTATGAAAATGGTGATGAATGTCTATTGACACAAAAGCAAATGAAGTACTCTGGGTCGAGCGATACAGACCTCAGCTAATCAAAGATACTATTCTTCCTGAAAAAATGAAAACGACTTTTCAGAAATTTGTATCTGACGATTCAGTTCCAAACCTTCTTCTTACTGGTGGACCGGGTGTAGGTAAAACTACAGTCGCAAAAGCCATGCTTAAAGAAATGGGTTGCGATTATATTGTTAAGAACGGTTCACTTAACGTGAATATCGATACTCTCCGTTATGAAATCTCTACATATGCATCAGCGGTATCTCTTACCGGTGGTCGCAAATATGTTATCTTCGATGAGGCAGATTACCTTAACGCTGCATCTGTTCAGCCAGCACTTCGTAACTTTATCGAAGAATATTCTTCTAATTGTGGTTTTATCTTT